GATTGGAAATCAATAATAGAAGTGTCCGAATATTTATTAATAAATCGAAACACAATTAGAATGTGTGCTAACAATCAAAGGAAGAGTGCCGGCGGATATAAATGGAAATTTAAATAAAAATGAACATAAATACAAAAAACGAGTTAAATAAAAAATTAATCCTTATCGAATATGATGCTGGATATATAAATCCAAAAAGTGAAAACAATAGATTTATAATGGAATCAAAAAGTTTTTTGGACCATTCAAAACCATTTGAGTTCTATGCTGTATTACAGAAATATGATACACCAAATAGAAATGGTAGAGTTTATCCAGAAAAGATATTAAAAAGAGAAGCTGAGAATTATAAAAAGATGATTGAGAAGGGAACATCCCTTTCAGAACTTAACCACCCAGAATCTTCTTTAATTGACCTTGATCGTGTTTCACATATGATAACAGACATTTGGTGGGATGGTCCAGTATTATTAGGTAAATTAAAATTATTAACTTCACCTGGTTTTCACGAAAGGGGTATTGTATCAACAAAAGGTGATATGGCGGCCAACTATCTACGTCAAGGTGTTACGTTAGGTATTTCTTCTCGTGGTGTTGGTTCTTTAAAAAAGGTTGGTGAACAAAATGAAGTACAAGATGATTTTGAATTGATTTGTTTTGACCTTGTTTCCTCACCATCAACACCGGGTGCTTATTTATTTTTAGATAAAGATGATAGATCTAAATATGAAGAAAATTTAGATGAGGAAAAAAGAATGAATATAGAAAGAGCTACCGGTATGGAGTCCTCCGCAGTTGATAAAACAAAAAAATTAATGGATAAATTGTCAGCATTTCTTGATAAATAAAAATTGATATGAAAAGAATTATTAGACTAACAGAATCGGATTTAACAAGAATAGTTAAACAAGTTATTCAAGAACAATCAGAACACGTTAAAAATTTATATAAATCGTGGGCTAATAAAAGAAGTGGAAATCCAGAAAAAGCATTATCAATTATTGATGATGTTTTTAAATACCAAAATAAATTATCAAAAAAAGATTTTGCACAATATTCTTCATACGAAGAATTGGTTGGTGATTTAAATAGAATTAAACAAGATGCCAAATCAACCGACGCCACAAAACTTTATGAAGATGGTGAGTTGTTGGTGTTGGCGGCAAACACTTGGGAAGCGAGTTGTAAATATGGTGCTGGATCTAAATGGTGTACAACCGCAAAAGATAGTGACTCTTATTGGAATAGACATAATCAAACAGGAACTGAATTTTTCTGGATATTCAAAAATAAACCACAATCTGATCCAAACCACAAATTTTCATATCACATTAAATTAAATGGTAAACCAGATTGGTGTAATGCGGTTAATGATTGTATGGGGGATGAGAGATTACCAAAAAACTCATACCCAAAAAACCATCCAAAATACAATGAAATAATTAATAAATTACAAGAATTTCATAAATCAAGAGATTTAACTGAAAAATTCGCAATAGAACAAAAAAATAAAAAATATATTTCAGATTTAGTAGCTGACAATTATGACTATATAATTGACCGTCTTGATTTAGAAAGAATAATAACAGAACACTTTCATTTTGCATATAATGATTCTCTTGATCAGTTTTTAATTTACGAGATTGAAGAAATAATACCACGTAGGCTTGAATTAGATGACGAAGAGGGTATTTCCCAATTTAAAGAAGATTTGGAAGAATATCTTTCTGATCAAAAACCAGAATTACCCCAAATTAAATTTAAGCAATTTATTGGTGATTTGTCTTATGTTATATATGATACATTAATCAAAAAATTTAATATAAATGCTGGTGAACCAATAGAAGAACAAATTGAAGAAAACGATATTAATTTTGGAGTTGTGCTTGATAAAATTGATGATTATGAATTGGACGAAATTATATCTGAGTTTGTTTCAACAGAAGTTAATGATTTAATATTTGATATTGCGACCAGATATGCCTTTGATTATCAACCATAATATTTGACTAATTAAAAAATAAGTTTTATAATTATATCAAATTAATAAATTATGGAACAAGGAGAAAAATATTTTGTAACAAAGATTACATCAGATTTATTAGATTCAGAATCTGGTAGAGTAAAAAAAGTAAAAGAAGAAAAATTGGTTATGGGTTATTCACCAACCGATGTTGAAGCTAAAATTACAAAAGTGTATGAGAACTACACAATGGATTGGAGAATCACGTCTATTACTGAAAGTAAAATTGATGAAGTGATAGAGTAATACACTAAATTATTTTTATAAAAAGGGGAGTATCTTATGATATTTCCCTTTTTTTTATGTCAAAAAAAAACTTTTTCCAAATTTCATATATTTATTTGTTATAAAAAGAATGAATAATATGAAAAACAAAAATTCAGAAATTGAAGACGCGATATTCCAAATCAGAAATTTGGAAGAAGCTCTCAATAGAAACGCACAAGGAATACTTGCTTCAACAATGAAGGAAGAAATCAGTTCACTAGTAAAAGAATCTCTTAAAGAGGCTGAAGAAGAGGAAGAAGAGATTGACACAGAGGTTGATACTATGGATGATGATGCGGATGCTGACATTGCCACTATGGATGATTCAGAAGAAATGAATCTTATGGGTGATGAAGAAGACGATGTTGATTCGGACGAAGTAGAAACTGATAATTTATCTGCACCTACTATGGATGTTGATATGGACGATGAAGATGAAGAAACAATTGACGCTACTGGTTTCAGTGATGATGAGGTTGTTACAGTTTTCAGAAGTTTAGATCCAACTGATAGTATTGTAGTTAAAAAAGACAATAATATGTTACATCTAAAAGATACAGAAAAAGATGTTGAGTATTTGATCCAACTTGGTGAGTCAGAAGAAGATGAGTATGAAATGAAAGAAGGTGGTCGTAGATACCGTGACGATAAATTTTCATTTGATGAATTTGGAGATGAAGATGAATTTTCATTTGATGAATTTGAAGATGAGGATGAAGACGAATTTGAAACAATTTACGAGGTTGAAATGGACGATATGGAAAAAGGGTTTGATGGTATCGAACTTGATGAAATGGAAGACATTATGAACTACGATGAATTTGATGAAATGGAAGATAGGGATTTAGATTTAGACGCTGTTATGGAATCTAAAAAAGCTTTTAAGGCAAAAGGAATGGGAATGGGTAATCCATCAAAATTCAAATATGGTAAAAAACCAAATATGGAAAAAGGGTTTGACGAAGATATGAAAGAAGGATCAAAAACCAAATATACCGGAAAAGCAAAATTTGATTATAAAAGCGACGTAAATTCAAAAGGGTTTGGTGAAAAATCAGCTAACAGAAGTACCGTTAAAAAAGTAGAAACTAAAGAAGCAAACAGAAGTACCGTTAAAAAAATAGAAACTAAAGAAGCTTCTAGAACATTAGGAAACGGTAACAGATTTAGAGATGGTGGTCTACCAAAACCTAGAGCTCATTCAAAAGCAAATACTGCAATCAAAAAGAATGTAAACGAAGAGGTTACAATGTTAAGAGAAAAGAATGAAGAATATAGAAGCGCATTAAATGTTTTCAGAGAAAAATTAAATGAAGTTGCGGTATTCAATTCCAACTTAGCGTATGCAACAAGATTGTTTACAGAACATTCAACGACTAAACAAGAAAAGATTAATATTCTTAGAAGATTTGACAATGTTGAGACTTTAAAAGAATCTAAAAATCTTTATAAATCTATTAAAGATCAATTATCTACAGGAAAAGAGACAGAAACAACAAAAAGTATTAATGAGTCAATAGAAAGAAGGGTTGTTAAAACACCTACTTCTGGTTCAGCGATTAACTTGATTGAATCTAAAACTTATGAAAATCCTCAATTCCTTAGAATGAAAGATTTAATGGGAAAAATGAATTAAAAATAAACTTTTTACAAAAACCGTATATTTATAATATACATAAAATAAAAAACCAAAAAAAAATTAAAAATGGGAGCATTATTAGAATCAGGTCTTGTTGGTAACATTGGGTTAAAACACCTTAAGGTTATTAAAGAAGATACTATTAACAAATGGGATAAATTAGGATTCCTTGAAGGCCTTAAAGGTCACCTAAAAGAAAACGTTGCGCAATTATATGAAAACCAAGCTTCTCACTTGATTAACGAAGCAACTTCAGAAGGTTCAAACGGAGCTTTTGAAACAGTTGTATTCCCAATCGTAAGAAGAGTTTTCTCTAAATTGTTGGCTAACGAAATCGTATCTGTACAAGCAATGAATTTACCTATCGGTAAATTGTTTTTCTTTGTACCTAAAATCCAAGGTTATAACGACTTGGTTACTAGTGCAAATACACACTACGCACCAATCGGTTCTCCTGGAAATTACCAAGCGGATGCTAACGCTGGATATACTGGTGCTAACGCATATCAAAAAAATCTTTATGATTTATTTTATGAAGGTCCTGAAGCTGGTTTAGACCCTCAAGGTTTGTTTGACTACTCTAAAGGAGCTTGGACTTCTGTTACTGGTTACGCAACTGCACAAGTATGGTCTGGTGGTACATTAGTTTCTGCTGGTACTGAATACAACGGAGTAAACGTTAGAAAAATGATTATCAAACTTTGTGGTTTTGCACAAGCTGGTACTGGTAAATTAATCGGACCTGATGGTAGTGAAATTGATAGCGAAGCATTCCTTTCTGACCTTAAAATCTTTGCAGATTTAAATAATTTAACATATGTAACTACACCTTGTAGTCCATTTACTGGAGGTACTGGTGGTGCAGTTCCATTATTATTTAGAGTTGTAACTCAACAATATGGTAAAGGAATCGTTTCTCCAACTTACTCAACAACACAAACTGCATTCCCTTATGGTGCTGGAAATAACCCAGCTGGAAACGGTGGTTCTTTTGATAACATCTGTGACTTCACAGGATGTATCTATTTAGAAGTTGATTTACAATGTCCAGTATGTGCTGAGTGTGACGCTCAATCACTTGATGGATACACTGGTACATCAATTACTGAAATTGGTGATAACTTATCAACTCCTGGAAATTCACCATTCATCGCAATCTGGAGAAGATATAAAAATATGGAATTTGAAGACCAAATCGGTGAGGTTTCTTTTGATTTAGAATCTGTAACAGTTTCTGTAACTGAAAGAAAATTAAGAGCTCAATGGTCTCCAGAATTAGCACAAGACGTTGCGGCATTCCACAACATCGACGCTGAAGCTGAATTGACAGCTTTATTATCTGAACAAGTTGCTGCTGAAATTGACCGTGAAATCTTAAGAGATTTACGTAAAGGTGCTGCTTGGAATTTACGTTGGGATTATAACGGATGGAGAAGAACTCAAATCGTTACATCTTATACTCAAAAAGACTGGAATCAAACTTTGATCACGGCAATCAACCAATTGTCTGCTCAAATCCACAAGTCTACATTGAGAGGTGGTGCTAACTGGATCGTAGTTTCTTCTGAAGTTTCTGCTATCTTTGACGATTTAGAATACTTCCACGTATCTAACGCGTCTCCTGAGCAAGACCAATACAATATGGGTATTGAAAGAGTTGGTACTTTAGCTGGTCGTTACCAAGTGTATAGAGACCCTTACTTCCCGCCAAACCAAGTTTTGTTGGGTCACAAAGGAACGTCTTTACTTGACACAGGTTACATCTACGCACCGTATGTACCTCTACAATTAACACCTACAATGTATAATCCGTTTAACTTTACTCCGATTAAAGGAATAATGACGAGATACGCGAAAAAGATGGTAAATAATCGTTTTTATGCGAGAATTACTGTTGATGGAGTTCGTACATTTGATTTAAGAGAATTGAGATAATCAACCCCCTTAATGAATAACCCCAAA